GAAAGCATAAAATACTTTCCTACTGCCTTTTCTAGATCTTCTTGATGTTTTTTCTGAAGTTCTTTGAAAGCATCAGAATCCCACCACTTCTTTAGAGAATGATTCAGTTGTGTATTTGCTTCTTCTTCAGTCATCTTTACCAAAGATAGTGCCAAAGAAACCAGAGTCACCTGGTTTACGATTTTCCAGTTTATCTAGAATCGCATCAGTGCTTTGAAGTGATTCAATACGACTGATAAGATCTGCGATTACACTACAGACCATCGGACGTTCTTGACGGGCAGCATATGCGAGAGCATTACGTAGTGCTGCTTCTGCTTCTTTCAGTGATTCTTCAACAGATTGTGATAGTGCCATTACTTAACCTCACTTTTAAATAAATTATGATAGTAAAGAATATCTGGGTTCTCTAAATCTTTACAACGTGGATAATAGATACCGTCTTTATAACAACCATCTTTTGGATCTTGTTTATCGTATTTTAGCACAACATCGGGTGGTTGTCTAACATTACAAAGTTCTCCTTGTTTCGTCATAAAGTTATCAAAACATAACCCAACAACAAATGGAGCAAGAAGTTGAAGTGTATACATCAACACTCATCCATTCCAAGAGGTCGTGTTACCTTACGCAAAAAATAAGACCCATCACCTTTATCAACCCACTCAACTTGATCACCTTCTTTAAGATCTGCGGATTCTAGGAGATCTTCGGGGAAAGATACAAAGTATTCAGTTTCATCAGTGTCTGCGTCCTTACATTCTTCAACAGGAAGAACCCATTTTTTTACTTTGTCTTGTTTTACTACAAGTTTTTCATCAGATCCAATTTTACGTTTGGTGACAGTTTTTCCACCATCAGGAGATTCATAGATCCATCCTTCCTCATACTTTAAACGAGTCGGATCATTTCTGGACACTTCAGGATCAGGAGTCCACTCATAACCACCTGCTTCACGAATTGCCTCAATTTCTTGATGACTTAATTCATTTACAGAATATCCATCTGTTTTAACTTCTTCTGGATAGTAATATTCTTCCCAAAAACTATTCCAAGCTTGTTGACACTCTGGAGATTTATCGTCTTTATCACAAGACAAATGACCCTCACCATTATCATTCAGAAGAGCAAGGAGTTCACCAGCACGACTAATATAATCTTTATGATAATAATAATCTTCACGAACTGCTTCACGAATCGCAAAGTAAATTTCTTGCGGTGAAGCATCACTATTCATCGCATCGTGAACCCACTCTTGGAGTTTTTCAAGCGAATACTTTTTGTAATTAAAGTCAGGACTATTTGGATTGGAGGTCATCGAGGAAGTCTTTGATCGCTTGTTCCATAATAACCTGAATCTCTTTCTGTGTCAACCCATTCATCCATTTCCATTTTGGGTCTTCTGGGTCCCAATCCATCGTGAACGACCCATCTTCATTTTGTGTTATTTTAAGACTATCAGCACTCATCGCAGTCAGTGTCCTTATGCTTCTTACGAATTTTTTTAAGTTGTTTGAGTTCTTCCTTGATCATTTTATATGCTTCATCGCTACCGATCTTATCACCCATCTCAAGAGCGATGATAATATCTACTCGGGTTCCAAAATGTGCGAGTGCTTTTTCAAAACAATCTAAATCATACATCGTAATTAATCCTACAATGTTCGGCAAGAATATCTATGCGGGCATCTAATGAATTTTCCATACGATAGAGTTCATTGGTCAATTCCACATTCTCTTCTTCCAATTTCATAACTTTATTTTCAAGTTCAACCAGACGATTATAAACGTCATCCATTGGAACTTCTGGTTTAAGTCCCCATTTCTTATGAAACCAGTAAGAATCAGTCATAATCATAATACACCAACCTCTTTTAAATAATTTCTATATCGCATAAAACGATTCCAATTTGGTTGACCCTGAACATCTAGTTGATGGCAGATCTCACAATAACAAAGCCACTCATACCAAGGAGTTGTAGGATCTAATACATGATATGGATACTCAGAGTTTTCCACCTACTTCTGACTCATAAGTTTTGGATTCAGCGAAACCTTCCTGCCGTCCTTTAAGATAAAAATGTGTCGCTGAGATACACTGCTGTTCAGTGAGAGACGTGATAAGTCCGTTGCCATCCTTATCAGTGGAATACCAGAGTCCATACTTTTTTTGCTCAACGTAGAAGATATCATCAATTAGTTTCTTTTCCATTCTTTAAGTCGGGATGAGGAGCATAGAGTGGACCTTGATAGTTTCCTGCGTGAAAGTTTTTAAGTGCTTCAGCAACTTCGGGGGTTTCTTCCCAATTCCACTCATTACCATTCTTATCGGTAAAAGTTCTTAAAGTCATTTTATTCCTCGTATTTGTAACTTAACTTGATGTCTTTCTTTTTTAATTGATAACGTTCAATATGCTTTTTACGGTGGTCTTCGGATTGAAAATAGCACTTACGGGTTTCATTTCCATCTTTGTAAACCAACTTCCAGGGAAACTGGTCAAAAGGAAATTCTTCGGTGTAGTCCATCAGGTAGGTTGTTCAACACGTTGAGTATACACGGAATCAAACATTTCGTCAAGTATCTCACCACACTCGTGATACTCTTTACTATCAAGGATGGTCTTTTCAAACTGATAACGACGAACTGCGGTGAAAATCAGTTTATATTGTTCGGGAGTAAAGTTCATTACATTTCTCCAAGTGTATGAATAACAGGTTTTTCGTGTGCTAAGATGCGGTAAAGGTCTTCGTTTTGTGCTGCTGATATAGGAATAAACTCTGTCTTATCATCAAACTCATCATCACGAATCGCTTGGTTAATAACTATTGATCCTTCTTCTCCTGACCAGGATCTATGGTACGTTCTCTGAGGAATGACCAAAGCACCAGAACTACGATTAAGATGAACGATGTGATAAGGATACCTCCACTCAGGATTTACAAGTTCAAATGTGCGAATGCCAGACAGAACACGATTGTGATCAATCTGGTGATAATGAATATAAAACTGCTTTGCCCCTACAATATCATCAGGTGGAGAAATAGCAGGTCCTTCGTGAACCACAAGGTCAGATGCGTTAGAACCTTCTACCGAAATATCGTAGAAGATAACTGATTCAGTCTCACGAAAGACTCTATGTTTTTTAAATGTTACTTCGCTCATTAGTCGTAAGTGTTTTGCTCCTGATTCAATCTATCTATGTGATGATAAATTGTTGCTTTAGAATACTTAAACTCTTCAAATCGTTGTGGATTGTTTTGTTCCATTTTAGTTAACAGGTTAATCCATTGATAACGACTATCAACGACCCAACCATAACGACGCTCATCATGCATCAAATCAAAAATTGAGATCATTTGAACCCCTTGCTTTTCTTTTTGTCCAATACTTCAATGTGACTCAAAAAGTTTCCGCCACGTTGAAACCAAGTGAGTTGAACATCCTCATAATTATCAAAGATGACCTCTTTACCATCTTCAAAAATAACCTTATAATCGTGGCGATCATAAGGTTTATCACAGGTTTGTTTAAACGTTTGAGTCATTTTAGGTATTGTGGTTTTTCTGTGTCAAACTGTGTCCACCTTGCTATTTTAAGGCACATTAGTAAAGTTTGGTGTTCACGGTTATACAGTTCCCAGTCTTGTTTGATTTTCGCAGCATAACGACGACGATAGGCACAGCACCAGACGTTATAATAGATTTTATCCTTTTCATTCAAGGACATATCTGTTCTCCGTATACCCAACCAGTATCGGTTTTAATAAGTTCCCAATAAGAATCCCCGTCAATTCTTCTGAAGAGATAACGTGTTCCATCCTCACGCTCACACATGAAGTCACACTTATGCGGAGAATACAAACGAACCTCAAGTACTTTGTCGTTTTTGTTGAGCATAGGTAATTACATATTTTTTGTGTTCGGTATGAAGGTCAGAACAAATATAGTGTTCCAACTTTCCACCAAGTTCTTCTGCTACCATTTCAAGTAGTGCTTTCTGTGCTTCAGTCACGGCGTTTCATCACTCCAGTAGTATCTCAGTTTATCACCATCTGCGTGAATATTCAAGTGGTAGATCTTCTTATCCTGTGTGTAAATGCCCACCCACAGGCTCCGTTCGTTCATACTTTCCAGGTGAAACATTTCCACCTCTTCCAGCACGATTTCGTCAGGATTTTCTTCCCACCTTACTAGTTTAGTCATCTCTCAAACTATCCAACACTTGAAGAATAAAAGCAATAGAGTTAGCATACTCTCGTCCATCTTGCCCACCCATTACCATATAAGCAATCTCTTTTTCGGCAAGTTCAATTCTCTCATTTCTGGTGAGTTCTTGTAGTGTAGGACGATACCAATTACCATCAGCATCTTGTTTGAAACCAGCATTCAGTTTCTCACGACGCTCTGCTTCCTCAAACATCTCATCTGGGTATGGTTCTTGGTTTCTCATAAGTTCTCGGATTTTGTCTTTTCCGTATTCTGTGAGTTCGTGTTTTTTGTTGCGGAGTTCTTCTACTTCTTCTTGGGTAAGATTGACCCACGGCATATCTTCATTCATAACGCTCACCCATACGCTCTAGCAATTCACGAGCAAATGTGATCTTACCATACCGATCACCATCATCAAATGTAGCATCGTGATCATCTGTATAATAATACAGATCGTCTCCACCTTTGCCATCATAACAGGTTTTTCGTTTTGCTGTGGATTTGAGTTCAGTCAGCAGAAATTCAAGTTTCTGTTTGTCGGTCATCTTAGTTTCCACTCTCTTATATTTCACACCCATAATGGTTGCGTATTCTCCTTCTATGAGAACTTTTGAGATGTCGGTTTCAGTCATTTTTTGAATGTTTCCTTGAAAGTTTCCCAAGCACCATCATTAAATGCTTTGGTTTCATATGAGAACCTATACCCATTTTCTTCTTGTAGGGCATAATCAATCTCACACTGAATAAGTGCCCGAAGTTGGTCAATTTGTTCGTCAGTCATTTCAATATACCAAGAGCATAAAGTTGTTGTTCAATTCTCTCACTTGGAGTTCCAGTAAAATCACCAGCAAGTTCAGGATTTAGGGCATCAAGTTTTTGAGCAAGTTTCCAACACTTCTCAACCTCTTTTTGATATTCTTTGAGGAGTTCTTCTTGTTCAGTCATTTCAGTTCCTCTTCTTTTTCCAGTTCTTGAAGATGCCAGCAAGCATAATCGTGTGCTGCCATAAGTTTAGTTACATCATTACCAGCAGAAGACGCAGAAGCATCTACACTATCAGCAGCATTTTTCCATCCAGCATCAGTAAGTTGCTGCCAGATTTGATTGATTTCAAGAAGCAACTGGTCTTGGTAGTTCATCGGTTTGTTGTGTATGAAGTCATTATACAACGAAAAAGGGCACCTGTGAAGATGCGCTGTGACAGTTTCTCAAGTGTCTGCGTTGAAACTACTGCGTCTCCTATCATACTTTATCTTTCTCTCATTCCCTTTGGTTCCACATACAGGACACTTACCAATCTCACCACCAAAGTAGTAATCACAGACATCACACCAAAATCTACCATAAGTTGCTTGTCGTGCCTTATGTCTGTTTCTTGGTTGGTAGTCCTCGTCTTCAATCATTTATCGTGAAACCAATTGTAAGCAAACATCCACAATACTCCCCAAGCAGTTCCAAACATAAACCACAAAACATACTGTGGAAATAACAAAGCAACTAACAGAACACCAAACCAAAGTGAAGGAACATAAATTGTTTTTAAAGGTTTGATATATTTGAGTAGGTTAGTCATTTCAGTTCCTCTTCAATCCTTTCAATCTCAAAGATTTCATTTAAAAACTCCAAACCATACTTACCCACAACCCAAGCATCTTTATCCTCAAAGAACCTATCCCCAATGGTTCTCATATTATAGCATTCTTTGTCTTTATCAAAGAAGGCAATCACATAACAATACTCTTTGCCCTCACATTCATGCCACCTGACGAGTTCATACTTGTTGTTCATTTTACACCAACGGAACTCAATGTTACGGAACCTCATTCTTCTTCCTCTTCATAAGGGAACATTTCATCATACTCTTCATCAGTGAGAGTCAGATACTGAACATCAGCATCTTTATGTTCTTCGGCATACACCAACTGATAGTGAGCAAAGCTACTTTCAGAAGTGCTGGCGTATTCTATAAGTCCATCAACAATACAAAGGTAATTCATTATTCTCCAAGATAGTTTTGATTTGTTTGAGGTCTTCTACTCTTTGTTTGGCAATGTCATACTCTTCACAATACCAGTCAAGGTCATTGACTTCGTGATTGGTTTGCTCCCTAATGTCCCATTCAAGACATTGTAGGTGCCCTTCTTGGTCTTTAATAAAGTAGTTGAGAGTATCAATCAAAGACATTAGAGCACCTCCCAATCACATTCCCAGAAGTCGTTGATATTCACCCAGAAGAAGTATTTACCGTTCTCTGATGCGAGAAACAGCATACCATCACCCTTGTCCTGCTCTACAATGCAGATAGGGTTGTTGTCCATCATATTAGCAAGACGGTTCTTAGCCTTCTTGCTTTTGGGTCTGACTGTTACTCTTCTCATTTTGAATCTCCAGTTTCAGTTTGCGAATACCAGTAATAAAGTAAGCAAAATCACGGGTTTCAGTTACCCGTTTCTCTTCCCCACACACACCACATTTACCATTCCAGACAGATGAACAACCGACTGAATAGACACCATACTTTTGACCACAATCCATACAGGTTGTGCCTGTCTGTTCAAGTCGTTTGAGTAGTGCCTTCTTCTCTTTGAGAGTCATAGGGGCGTTTCAGATAAGAGTATTATAGGGCATCAAGACTCTTCAGTGTCTTCTGGTGTGCCAGTTTCTGAAGTGCCCTCGTCAGGCAACTCCTCATCTAAATCCACACCGTCCAATACTTCATCTGACCATTCTTTTACTCTTTCCAACACTTCATCCATAGAATATGTTTCTACTTTACCAAGCTCAACGTCTTCTACCATTTGTAGAAGATATTCCAAGAACTCTTTATCATAAACATCATCTTCATTCAGTGATGCCCAGAACCAATCTCTACATTCTTCTTCTGGATCTTCTACTGTTCTGGGGAGAGCATAGTTATCATAGTTAGATGTCATCAGGTCAGCCCAGATGCGAAATGTCATTCGCATACTCTGCCATCCTGTCATCCAGCAGTGACCAATCCAATATTCAAACCAGTTCAGTTTCGTCTTCATCTACTTCCTCCAGGTGATCCCATCTCCAAGTGCGGGAAATCAAATCAATATCAAGTCCAAACTTATATGCCCAGAACAAAATACCCAAAAGACCATTACTTCCAGAATTTATTTGAATATAAGGCCAAGAAGCATAATCACACCAACTCACAGAGAATTGAAGAAGTGCCCAACGGTTTGTGAAAAATAGTTGGATATACAACTCGTGTCCAAAGTCATAACGATGCTTAAGATTAAATAGGTTCATTGTTTTCCTCAAAGTCAAACCATTCATACAGAGAGTTCATCGCACCCTCAACCACACAATCAACCACAGCATCTTGATGTGGATTCTCTACGTGTTTA